GGCTGCGGGTGTAGCCAAAACCAGCTTTACGGTCGATACCGACACGGCGATATATCCAGATCGTCTTTTGGTGCTGAGTACGAAGCTAAAATACTTCCAGGCCAAGGGCTTCGACACGACCGCTCTCTACCGGGACTACAGGACAGAACTAGAAACGGTCATGGCGCAGGATCAGTCCTCCGCGAACCTGTCCTTTGCGCCAACTCCGGGACAGCTACTTATCGGATGGAACAACATTCCTGACTCAAACTTTGGAAGTTAGCTGTGCGCCCATCTAACCCTGTTTTTGATCCGACTAATATGGCCTTGCTGGACACCGTATTTCTGCGCCAATTCGGACTGAAGCATAGGCGAGCTTCTGATTGCATCAACTTGTTTTTTGGTGAGTTTGGCGTTGCCGCACCTCTCTCCCCTATTGCTAGTGCCATGCTTAACTCTGTCCGCCTGATTGGCGGCGGCGGTATCCCAACGCAGATTTTTAAGACTGTTATTCTGCGGGTTTCCGTCGTTATGGCAGCACTCTTTCTTATAGGGGCGCGGGCTTACAAAGGCCGTCAGAACGAGGGTGTGAACCTTGAACATCCTTGCTTTGTTGTGCCGCCACAACAAGACAATGGGACGAAGGTCAGTTTTTGCAAAGCTTGGCTTCTTGAAGGACTTAGTTTTTACGGTCCATACCCGGCCTTCGTCAGAAACCTCATATATTCCTTCGTATCCCGGTACTGGCTTCCAGTGTTCCATACCCAAGGTTGGCATAATAACATGGGGCTTGTCAATCCATGAGACCTCGTGCATTTGGCCAAATGGTGCAGAAGGCAGATGCCAAGGTGGCGTCTCTCCCCGCTCCCGTGGGCGGCTGGAATGCGCGCGACAGTATCGCCAACATGGCGCCTATCGACGCCATCACCCTGACCAATCTGTTTCCCAGCACATCCAGCGTTGATCTTCGTGGGTGGGCTACCACTTGGGCTCCCGGCATGAGCGGTCAAGTCCAGACCATCATGGATTATAATGGGGCCGCCACCTCCAAGATGTTCGCCATAGATGCGACAGGGCTCAGTATCTACGACGTTACTACGGCGGGTGCCGCGAGCGTAACCAGCGTAACCGGCCTGACTAATGCATGGTGGGAATACGCTAATGTCTCAACGGCAGGCGGCAACTATCTCTATTGCGTGAACGGGGTAGATAAGCCCCGTCTTTATGACGGTACTACATGGACCGCGATTGACGGCGCCAGCACTCCGGCCATAACAGGCGTCACCACCACGACCCTCTATAATGTCCTGCTGTTCAAGAATCGGGTGTGGTTCATTGAAGAGAAAACCCTCAAGGCTTGGTATTTGCCTACCCAGGCTGTTGGTGGTGCGGCCCAATCTCTCGATCTTAGGTCTATCGCGCGCGAGGGCGGCTACCTGGTTTCCTTCGATGTGCTGTCTTTGGATGCCGGTTATGGCCTCGATGATAACTTGGTTTTCATCACCAGCGAAGGCGAGGTTATTGTTTACCGGGGGACGGACCCTGCCTCTGCGGCCACATGGACCCTTATTGGCGTCTGGCAGATGGGCGCACCTATCGGGAAACGCTGCACCCTGAAATGGGGCGGGGACGTTCTGGTTAATACCTTGGACGGCCTAATTCCGCTTTCCTCTGTGCTCCAAAGCCAAGTGCTTGATACGCGCGCTGCCATATCAGACAAGATACAGAACGCGATTTCAGAGGCGTCCTCCAACTACGCTTCTATCCAAGGTTGGCAGATATTCTCGTTCCCAGCCACCAACGCGATATGGATAAATGTTCCTGTTTCGGTCGGGGCGCAACAACAATATGTGATGAATACCATTACCAAGTGCTGGAGCAACTTCACGGGCTGGCCGGCGAATTGCTGGGTTCTTTTCAATGATGTTCCCTACTACGGCGGTAACGGTGTGGTAGTTCGGGCATGGGATTCCACATTCTCTGACGGCTCATCCAATATCCAAACGGCAGCCCAACAGGCGTTCAATTACTTCGATGAACGTGGCGTCAAAAAATACTTCACGCGATCCCGCCCCAGCATCCTAACGACAGGAAGCCCCGCCATTTTGGTTGGCGTCAATGTGGATTTTGATACCAGCTTTACGACTTCGCCCCTAACTTACTCGCCCACCACTGCTGCCCTATGGGATACGGCAGTTTGGGATACGGCACTGTGGGGCTCTGGGCTTGTCGTACAGAATAACTGGCAGGGGGTTCGTGGTATAGGCTATTGCGCGTCAGTTCAGTTTCAGAGCGCCAGTATGGGCGTCAACATCCAGTGGGCTTCTACTGACATTGTGTATCAAACAGGTTGGGCGGGCGTGTGAATATAGTTTCTGGCCCGATTGTGGGCCGTTGGGTAGCAGAGCAAATGAATGGGTCATTCAGTGAAACAACGTCAACCGCCCTTGGTCTTCAAAAAGAAACGGGCGAAATCATTGCGGGCGTTATCTATGAAAACTGGAACAAGCGTTCAGTCGTCGCGCATATGGCTATCACCGGAAGAATTACAAAGGCGTACCTTGGGGCTATCTTCCGCTACGCCTATGAGAAGTGCGGAGTCAACAAAGTGATTTTGCCGGTGAGCAGCGGGAACGATAAGAGCAATAAATTCGTGAAGCATCTTGGTTTTACCGAGGAGTGCCGTATCCGTGATGCTGCGCCCGGAGGTGATGTGATTTTGTATACACTCAAGAAGGCGGATTGCCGCTTCTTAGGAGAGAAATATGGGCAAGCCTAGTCCCCCACCCGCCCCCGATTATGTTGGTGCTGCGCAAGCCCAAGGTGTTGCGAATAAGGATGCTGCGGTAGCAACCGCATCTCTAGGCAACCCCAACGTCTATAGCCCCTATGGCAACCAAACTGTCACCTATGCCCCTACGGGTCCAGACGGTAACCAGCAGGCGACTGTAAACCAGACACTTACACCACAAGCCCAACAGACCTTGGACGCACAACAGCGTGTACAGGCGGCCTTGGCAGGTTTGGGTGAGCAGGGTGTTAGCACTGCCCAAAGAGTCATGGGCACTCCGTTTGATGCATCCGGAGTACCAAAATCACCGATAAATCCCGGACAGACAGCACAGCAAGCCATCATGGCCCGCTTGCAGCCGCAGATTCAGCAGAACCAGCAGGCGACACAGCAGCGTTTGGCTAACCAAGGTATCCCGGTTGGTAGCGAGGCTTGGAACAATGAGATGCGCCAGCAATCTCAGCAACAGAACGATTTGTATTCCCAGGCGGCTTTGCAAGGCATCGGCCTCGATACCCAGGCGCACCAATCCGGGCTTCAGGAAGCATTGGGATTGTATAACCAGCCACTCAACCAGATCACGGCCTTGATGAGCGGGAGCCAGATACAGACCCCGCAGTTCGGGCAGTATCAGGGCGCTAATATCGGGGCGGCTCCGATTGCCAACGCTACGGCACAACAGGGTCAGTATGCTCAGGGCCTCTACGGCCAGCAGATGGCCGGGTATAACGGGTTGATGCAGGGTATTGGTAGCCTTGGCGCGGCGGCAATTCCCCTGTTTAGCGATATTCGTCTGAAAACCAATATCACGAAGGTTGGTGACGACCCGCGCGGATTTGGCGTCTATGAGTACGACATCTTCGGAAAGCGCCAGCGTGGTGTGATGGCACATGAGATTGAGGCTGTTATCCCGCACGCTGTCACTACTCATCGCAGCGGCTTCAAGATGGTCAATTATGGGGCGCTATAATGCCTAACCAGAGCATCAGTCTTAGCAACTACGACCCGGAGGCGGCGCGGATTCAGCGCCAGATGCGGCTTGCAGAAATGCTGCAACAGCAGGCTATGGACCCGTTACAGCCGGTTAGCCCTAACGCGCCTATTTCGCCTCTTTCCGTGTTGGGAAAGGTGCTTCAGGCGTATGGTTCCAAGCGTAACTTGGACAAGGCCGATACAGACTATGCGGACTTGCAGACCAAGCGCCAGCAGCAATTAGCTGAAAGCCTACAGAACTTTGGCAAGTCTTATAAGACGGTCGATGCAGGTGCCGCACAGGCTCAAGAACCGGGCGGCGAACCGCTCCAGCAATACGCTATGGCCCAGCCGACACAGGAGCAAAAGCTCTTAGAGGCTATCAAGATTGGTAATATCAACACTCCCGGTGCCCAGGATGCCGGTAGTTTCCTGATGGCTCAGAACACGCCCAAGTATACTAGCGTACCCGGCGTTGGCCTTGTGAACACTAACGGCCCCGAAGGTAAGCCCAGTGTTGCCATAGCCGCGCCAGAGAAGCCGGAAAACCTTAGCGAAACTCAGGACATTGTTAATCAGCTTCAAAAGATGCCGCCTGACGACCCCAACCGTAAGGTGCTTGAGGCACGGCTGAACATTCTTACGACTAGGGCTCCGCAGGCTTCCGGTGGTAGTGGTGTTCCGCGTTTCCAGCAAAGCGACATCTACATTACCCCGGACGGGAAGAAGGTTAAGGCGGTATTCAACCCGCAGTTAGGCCAGAGCGGTACTGTCGGCGCGGACGGTAAGTTTACCCCGCTTCCTGAAGGCTCTCGCCCCACAACGGCTGGTGTCGGCAATCCCCTAAACAGAAGCCAATACTTCAAGCTGAAGAACGGCTTCCGCGACGAGAACACAGCTCTCGGAAAGATTGACAGTTATTTCAAGACGGTTGGCAGCGCCGATGTTGGTATGGCCCGTATGGCGGATCAGATCGCGGCGAAGGCCAAAACCCTGTTTGGCTCAAAGACCCTGACACCGGAACAGCTCGCCGCACAGGTTGGTAACGGCCAGCTCCAAGGACTATTGGGGCTGTTCCGCGTCGATGTTGTCGGCCCCGGTGTGATGACGGAATACGATGCCCAGCGTGTGCTTAATGCCCTTGGTGGCGACTTCACTAAGATGCAAAACCCCGCTGTGGTCAAGGCGCTTATGCAAGACATCTACGCTGACAAGATGCGGCGTATAGAGGACTACAAGACAGAGATTGATTTCAACTCCAAGTATTACCCCGGTGATAGTGCGCCAAGTATTACGGCACCGGCTACGCTTGGTGGGGACACTACAGCTCCACAAACCGCTACCGAGGCCGACATTCAACACACCATGCAGGCCCGCAAGATGACGCGGCAGCAGGTTCTCGATAAGCTGAAAGAAAGGGGTATCAGCGTTGCCCCGTGATTTGCTCGCAGATGACGCCGCAGGCCCGCGCGACTTGTTTGCGGGCGATGACAAGCCTGCGCCTAAGCCCGCATCTTTGGCAGACAAGATTATAGCATCTGTTCATGGCCGTTTTGCTGCCGGTGTAGTTGATCCTCTAGTGGGGGCAAACGCTCTCTATGACAAAGTTGTTGGGGGTGGCCTGCAACAAATCACCTCTGCGGGCGGGTATCTGCCCAATGCTGTTTCTGACTATTTTGGCAGGGCTAAGAACTCAGGACAGATTCTCGCAAACCAAGAGACTGACCGGATTAACGCTGCGCGCGAAGCTATGGGAGCGGAGCCGGGGTCAACGGATTGGGCGCGGTTGGCGGGCAATGTGGCATCCCCAGTTAATGCCGTGCTTGGGCCAGGATCGACCGCATCGCTACCCGCCAAGATTGCATCCGGCGTTGCCATCGGGGCGTCCCAGCCAGTCTATACAGGTGGGCAAGAAAACCCAACAGACGGCAACTATACTACCGACGTTCTTTTAAATTCCGGCCTTGGCGGGATTACCAGCGGTATTCTTGGTTCTTTGGGATCAAAAGCAAAGACACCTGAAGATGTCCGACGCGCCGCACAAGTTAAGCTGTTGCAGAACTATGGAGTGCAGCCATCTGTTGGGCAGCAAGTAGGAGGCCATGCGGGGGCCGTAGAGGAACACGTTGGCGCTGTTCCTTATCTTGGGTCTTTCGTTAAAAACGCTCAGGTCAATCGGCCCACACTTGAACTAAACAAAGGCGTTTATGCCGATGTGCTGAAAACGCTTGATGACAAAATGCCTGCTGGGTTGGCGGTTGGCCGGGAAAGCGTTGACCACCTGAATACGGTTGTTAATGAGGGATACAATACCGTATTGCCCAAGCTATCTCTCCCCGTTGATAACGCTAAATCCGCGATTAACGAGGTGCTATCAGAAGCAAAGACGATGCCGGTCGCGCGCCAAGATCAGTTAAGGTCATGGACAGCCAAGATTCTTGACGCTGAAAACTATACAAGACAGTTGGAAAAAGACGGCTCGCAAACTATCGAAAACATCATCCCTGGTAGTAAACTCAAGGGAATAGTCTCCGACATAAAAAAGGAAGCCTTTAGCTTATCCAGTGATCCTAGCTCTGAAGCTAGGTCGCTTGGACAGTCCCTATTCGATTTGCATGATGCCGTTCTCGGCGCTGCAAAGGCTAACAGCCCGCAAGCTGCAAAAGAACTGGCTTCGGTTGATGCTGCTTACACAAAGCTCATTCGGCTTAATAAGGCTGCTGGAATGGTTGGGGCCAAGGATGGCGTTGTGTCTCCGGCACAGCTTCAGTCGGCCATTCTGTCTAGTGGCGGAAAGCGCGCGGCGGCAAAAGCATCTGGCAGGCTGCCAATGCAAGACCTTGGCGATGCCGCAGCAAATATACTGTCCCCAAAGACACTAAACAGCGGAACGCCAGAAAAAGGCTTGTTGGCTGGGTTGGCGCTTGCTGCCATGACGCACCCCACCGAAACAGCCGCCATGCTTCCAACTATGCTCCCCGCAGGAGCGTTAGCCGGATTGGCTTATACACGCGCTGGACAGCGTATTTTGGGGAAAGCGGTGACGGGCGGAAGCCTTGCGGACGCGCTACGCAAGTATAGTCCCAAGGCCGCCCCACTTGTTACAAATGCTGCTTCTCAAAGCGGGCCATACATCACGCGCGGCGCAACCGCGCTATTCAATCAATAGGAGGCTGCCATCTCGCGCAACGGATCGGGTGTCTATACCCTCAACACAGCGGGCCAGCCCGTAGTAGCTGGTACTACTATCACATCCACGGCGTTCAATGCTGCCACCGCAGACATCGCAACAGCCCTAACCCAATCTATTTGTTATGACGGGCAGACTACAACCACGGGTCTTATCCCATTCGCCTTAGGGCTCAAGACGGATACTCTAAGCCCTTATACGGCGCTTGGCCCGATTTCGCTATCAGCCGGCCAACTTCAATTCCCTGCCTCTCAAAACGCATCAGCTAACGTCAATAC